ACTAATTTTAGAGAATGCTTTATCGCGAAGAGCTTTGAGCGCATCGAATCCACCTTCAAGTATGGATAGAATAGAATCCCTTATGTCTTGGATTTTCTTTAATTTATCTAGTGATGATTCTATGATGCCAGTAAGACCTGCAAATGGATTCGATAGAAGTTCACACACTCCACCAAGCGCACCAAATAATGACGATGCAGCAAGTGCTGCGTTCAATAGATTCAAAAACGAGAATGGATTACTTCTTGACTTATCTACAACAGCGTTCATATCACTAAATCCAGCATCACGAGCAAACTCAGCGAATTCGACTGGTGACAGTGGACCCAATTTTAATCTTTCATGTACTGCAGGTAGAACATTTTGAAAATACGCTGAATCTGCTGTCGCTGATATTAGCGTCAATTCAGGAACAGCAACTGGTTGCTCTGTCACAGGTATCGATATTATTCTGTTGAAACCAAGTGAAGGATCTGTTATATTATTCTCAAGTATAGTTCTGTTATATGCATTTACGCGATTTGGCGCTAGCCATTCTGTGACAACTGTTGCTAAAGCTTCAGCAGTTTCAGCACGACCATATTCATCAAGTGCAGTTGTTGTAGGATAACTATTGACTGAAAATGGTTCAACAATCTTCAAGTAATCCTGTGATAAATCTGGAAATGATGTTGCAGTCGATAGCTGTATAGTTCGTAAAAAACCTTGACCCCTGACATCAGATGTTACTAAGTCAGGTTTGTTATTACAATCGATTATCATGTTACGGTTCCACTTTCGCTAGATTGCTCGGCTGTATCATCTATTGATGAATAACCAAAGTCTTGTCGTGACGCTGTTGATTTAGTGACGACATTCTTTCTTTCAGGTGTAGCAGGAAGCTCTGTCGCACTTGCGTCTAGACCCTGAAGTGAATCTTCAGCAGGACCTGCTGTTTCAGCGCTGCCGAATCCAGGTGAATTGAGATATACTTGCGAACCATCGACTGCGAATACTCCAGAAGATTGTGCGTTTATGTTACTACCTGAATTGATATTCGTAGATGCGCCGGATGTTAGATTTATATTCGTCCCTGTTTTAGCCTGCATGTTCGCAGAAGATTCTACAAATAGATCACCACCAGATGCCTTCAAGTGCATTGTTGAAGCTGCAGTTTGATATAGATTGTCCCCAGATAGAATGTGCATGTTTGCGCCAGAATTGATATATGTGTCAAGACCTGATTTGATGCTATAGTTGCTTTCAGTGCTATTGATGATATCTACTGCAGATTTGATTTCCACGTTTTCTGCTAGTGATTCAATATACACATTCGAAGCTCTTAGCTTTATACCTTCAGATATATTGAGTGCATATTTACCAGCTACATTAAGCGTATAGTCGCCGTGTGTCGTTGTTGTTAAATTACCATCGACTTTGAGATCACAGTTTCCTTTTACGTATAGTGTATCGCTACCTTCTACCGTGACATTTCTATTGGACCTGATGTACACATTAGCATCACCGTTTGTCACTTCTGTCTTTGTGCCACCTGAATTAATCATCATATTTCCATGTGAGTCGATTTCGATCCATGATCCAGCAGAGTGGTATATGTTCACTCTCTCATTACCAGGAGTGTCGTCGAATTCCATAACATGACCTGCTGCAGATTCGTACACTCTATTGTGAGGATATTGTGCATTATATGGCGATCTAGGAATAGTCCAACCATTTTCGCCAGCAGTTGGTATAGCTTCATCTGCTGCAATATTTTTCGCAACAACACTTGTCTGTTCGATGTTTTCACCACGAGCTAGACGAGAAAAATCAGGTTGATACATATCTGGTATATCATCGTCACTTCGAATTCCACCAGGAGATGAAATTTCTCCACCAGCACCAATGCTTGGTAACTGCGTTGGCATACCGTTCAATGCTCCAATGATCATTGGATGTTGACAGTCACGACCGTCTATGAAGAATCCGAATACCCAAGTGTTTAGTTTAGGTGGCTTCACATCAGCGGTAAATGTGCCGCTTATCAAATAAGCCCACGGTAAATCATCCGTTGGAACTTCATTTTTGTCTTGCGGATGAACGTTGAAACATCTAACCTTAACCCGACCAAGCTTCTGTGGATCATGTCTATCTTCAACAACACCCATAAACCATAGTAAGTTATCATATCCTATTTGACTCATGATCCTGCACCTTTCAACGAGTCTTTAATCAAATTCATATTCATAATCCATTGACCCCCTCTATCATACTGATGATTTATTGATTCGACAATAAAGAAACCTGAATACGTTTCATGCTCTTCTACGTTACCTGTCGCAACGTTAGGATTAGGTAAATCGATTTTTATCATATCGCCAACACGTATTTTGAATGATCCGTAAGCCTGTGCGTATACGTTAATCATATCAAAGTAATAATTTGAAGATACACGCTTTGGCAAAATTTCGTTGTAATAGCTTTCTGGCTTTGTCGTGTCATTGAACACAATAAAACTTTGTAGAACATTATCATCACCAAAAAACTCTCTTGTGAAGTTAGTTGTGTGTAATGATCTCTGTGTATCGTCTACCGATTCCTGCTCGTCACGACCTTCATAGTGCTTATACACATTCTCTTCTATCGTCTTTTTAGAAAGGTCTAACACCAGTGTTTTGTTAATCATACCACCGCGACGCATTTCACTTAGTAGATTGAAGCGTTTTGTTACTTTGTAGTCGATCAAGTTTTTCATAGACTCCTTTGGCGTAGATATGCCAACTTTGGGATCGATATATGTGAAGATTAGGTCTTCTGGGAAATTGTTCTTGTCTACACGTGCAATCAACTCGTCATATGTAATAAACTTGAAATCATCACGCGTCTCAAAAAACTTGAATGTTGATGATGGGCTTCTATCGGTGTATGCTTTTCGGGCAAGAAACATCATCGTTTCATATGGAGTCAATGCTGGAATAACTAGTGTTTGAATTCCGTCTGTGATTTCAATATCAATATTCTTTGTTTGTGTGAAGTATTCGAGATATACCTGATAAACTGACGTATCAATGTTATTTGTAAACGATCTTCTTATCTCACGAGATTCTGTAAAAATGAAGTCCTTTGAATACAGTGACAGCGTATATGTTAGCTTCTTCGAAGCATAGTCCTGATTGACTTGACCTATATTATACACTTGAAATTCATAAGTTTTCTCTACACCATAAAAATCTTCTATGACAAAAGTAATAGTCTCTTCTCCCTGTATGGGAAACTCGTCAATCAAATTTGTCGTATCAAGTATAGTTACGCTTGCAGATACCATGACCTGATTTATGCCTTCGCTAATCGAAAAGGACAATATAAGATCGTATATATCGGTCGCCTTTGTCTTGTCATAGTTTTCTATGATGCACGATTTTACATAGAAAAAACCAGGTCCAATTTCTTTAGACATTCAATACTCTCTTCAAGTTTTTGGTTGCCACATTCAAATATTGATTGTTAAGCAATCTTATGTTTCGCTTGTCTTCATTCAATTGTAGTTCTTCGTCGTATATACGCATTGCGGTCCAGTCAGAGGATACGATAGTAGAATTGGTACTACCATTCTTGAATGTGTCAACTGAAATCTTTGTTCCTTCAGCATCGTAGTAGTATACAACATTATCAAACATGCTTTCGGTCGATTGCTGTGTCCACTGTAGAACGCTCTGATCAGACATTTCAGTTTCTGTTGACTGTTCTGCCAAAGCTCTGTATTTTCTAATCATAGTTTCTTCTAGTGCTTTATTTGACAGAGGCCATTGGAAATATGGATCAACAATTGCGTTTGATTGATACACTATCCACACATGATCAACAGATTCGTAATAGTATTGTGCAATTTCTTCTGGAGATTCGCCGTCATTCACAGTATAAGGCATGAATGCGTAGGGATCATTCTCAATATCATCGAACACGCGAACATTCTTGGTGATATCTCGCATCACCTTTTCACCATACTTTATCTTTGGAAAATAATCGAAGTATTTTGACATATCAGTTCCTACTCGTTCTCGTAATCTTCGGCAGTGTGAATATCCATCTCAGTCAATGACATTGATAGTCCAACAACAGCAGGTCTACCTCCTTCGACGAATGCTACGCTACCACCTGCGGCATAGTTCACTTCAAATGTGTTTACAAGACATCTTTTGAAGTAGTATAGATATCCTGGTTCTGTACCCACGAAGAAAATATCGACTACGTTAGGATACTCAAACATATTGATACCCAAAGATGAGAATTTTGGCAATGAGTTCTGCTTTATCTTTGTGATTATATTTTTCAATGTTTCAGATTCTTGTGAGTTTCTTGGTGCAAGTTGCCACTGAAACTGATGTTGTTTTAGATCAACGCCGTCGAATGATAGTGCAAGGTGTGGGTTAGTCGCTTTACCGAAACCTGCTTCAAATCCCTTTCTATCTTCAGCACTTGCCGTCTCCAAAGCAATAACTGCGCCTATACCGCTTATGTCGCCTGCCAGATCCTTGAATTCTGCAAGTGTCGCCGCTAATACGCCTCCAGCAGAAAAAGATTCTGATGTTGTTCGTGATCCAGTTCTTGCCGCGGCTGATCCAGAAAGACCTAACTCTGCTTGATTGATTCTTACGTTAAATGAGTCCGTCAAGTTCTCGGGTACAGGTAGCATGATGCTTGATCCAACAGTTTTATTTTGCAAATCAGCATTTTTGTCGTATGTATATTTGCTAAAGTTGAACACGATTCCGTGACCACCAATTCTGTCTTTTGGAAAAGCAAGCATATCAACAGGAGTCTGCAGTATGCTATTTCGATTTCTTGCGATAACGCTCGCAGGGGGTTTTATTAGTCCTTGAGTGTATCTCATTTGTTTTTAATTCCTAATTCGTTCTCAGTCATGATCTGAAAGGACCAACCTCGGTCTGCGCAGTATTCTCTTGCTGCTTGCCACTTAGCTTGGTTCTTACCCCATTCCTGCACTTCGTTGATGTATGCCTTTTTAATCTTACCGTTCGGCGTTCGCATTTTCGATCTATCTGGTGGTACGGTTTGATATTTTGGCTTCACTTCAATCAAGATCACTTTACCGTCTATTCTTTTCAATGTTACATCAGGAAAATATCTATGATATCTACCTGTAATAGGACTCTTATATGGTATAACGACTTCTTCACTTTGCCACCATTTCACTTGAGGATGTGTGTCAAGATATCTAAACAATTTCAACTCGTAGCTTGATCTATAAATAATATTGGTTGGATCACCCTTATATTTAGCAGGATTTTTTGCTTTGAATTTACCTTTCATGGTGAGATACCTATACTATTTCTTATATAAATATATTTATAAAAATATGACCAAAGGATTACAGATGGTTACTCCAGCAGTTGCACGTGCAGCTAGATTAGCAAGTACACTATTATCAGAAGATTCGCCGAGTAACAATGTTTCGTTATTCGACGACCTTTTAACGAAAGGTGTACGCGCCGGTCAAATCCCTGCAAGGGAGAAATCTGCGCGTGAATGGTTCCGCGAACGCGCAGGTGAACAAACTCGAATCAATGAAAGAAGTTTGTTGCGTCAGGACCCTGATCGTTTAACGTCTCGACCACTTGTGGGTCAAATGTACATGTTCTATTATGATGCAAAGCACAAAGAGTCGTTGCCTTACTGGGACAGATTTCCACTCATTTTTCCATACAAAAAAGTTAATGGTGGATTTATGGGAATTAACTTGCACTATCTTCCTTTGAATTATCGTGCAATTCTTATGGATGCTATGTATACGACATCCAATAATAAAAAATATGATGAGACTACACGATTAAAACTCAATTATCAAACACTGAATAACGCGTCTAAGTTTAGATACTTCAAGCCTACTGTCAAGCATTACCTGACCGATCACGTTAGAAGTAAGTTCATGTACGTATACCCAAGCGAATGGGATATTGCATTGTTCTTACCAACCGAGAGATTTGTCGGAGCAAGAAAGACGAAAGTGTTCGCGGATTCAAGAAAGATCATCAAGGATAGCTAATGGCATTTAATGTATCAGAATTCAAATCCACAATTTCAAAACATGGTCTTAAAGGAACAAACAAGTTCGTCGTGAACATGTCCCTACCACCTGCAATGAGTGCAAACTTTGATGATCCACTGTTCAGACAGGAGAGCGATTCATCTAGAACTGCAGCCCCAGAAGTCGCAGATCCTCGTCTACTGCAGATGCTTTGTGACACAGCAAACATCCCAGGCAAAAATCTTGAGACAATAGATTATAAGCCCATGGGATACGGTGGCATATCAAAAATGCCAACAGGTGTTTCTATGGATAGCTTAAATCTTACGTTCATGTTAGACAGCGATCATCGTGTCGAGTATTTCTTTCAGTATTGGTTGCAGGAGATTATCAACACAGGTAGTATATTAAGTGGTCCTGCGGCAACATTCAAAAACAGAACTGCGTTTGAGATGGCATATAAAGATAACTATGTGTGCGAACTTTCATTACGCTTCTTTGCCGATGAGGGTAAATTCATCGAATATAGATTTATGGATGTTTATCCAGTACAAATAGGATCAGTGCAACTTGGATGGGAACAGAATGACCAAATCGCAAGATTGCCAGTTGAATTCACTTATTATTCGTATGACGTATTTCAAGGCAAGCTTGATTATCCAGTCAATGATACACGAGGTAACAACCTGTTTCAGACGATTGCTGTACTCGGTTCGGTTGCAGGTGTTATAAATAACATTAGAAGACCCAGAAGTGTACAAGACGCGATTAACCAATTTACACGTATCGATAACTTGTCAAAGAACTTGGATAGAATATTTTAATAACGTGAGG